GGCATCGCCGAGCCGGTCGAACGCGCGCTCGCCGATGCCGGCGAGCTCATTCCAGCTGCGGTCGTGCCATTCGCGGGCCTTCTTCGCGGCCTCCTCGGCCTCCTTGTTCGCCGCCCGCAGGTCGCTCAGCTTGGCCACGCTGGCGCCGATCGCCTCGGCGGCGCGCTTTTCGGCTTCGGTGCGCCGCTCCACGTCCGGGATGCCGGCGGCGCGAATCTGGTTTTCGGTTTCCAGCGCGATCGAGGCCTCGCGGCTGGCGGCGGTGCCGGCCAGCGTGCCGGCCAGGGCTTCCTCGGCCGCGCGCACCTGCAGGTTCAGCTTGTCGATGACGTCCTGGCGCTTCTCCGCCGCCTTGGCGGCTTCGTCGCCGGCCTTGGCGGATTCGCGGCCCTCCTTGGCCAGCGCCTCGGTCAGCTCGCGCGAGGCGGCGGCGCGCAGGCTCGCGAAGCTGACGCCCTGCGGCAGGGTGCCGCCGCGCGCCTCGGCCTCGTTGATCTTCTTGATCTGCTCGCCGTATTTCTCGCGCGCCTTGAAGCGAGCATCCAGGTCGCCGGCCAGGTCCTTCAGCGCCAGCGTGGCGGCGGCCTGCGCCGATTGCCGCGCCTGGGCGGCGGCATCCTGGGCTTCGGCGCGGCGCAGCTCGCGGTCTTGGCGGAGGATGTCCTGCTGGCGGGCCAGGGCCGCGCGCAGATCTTCGTCGGCGATGTCCAGCGCCTGCTGCAGCCCGGGCGCCACGGTGCCGTAGGCGCTGGCGGCGCGCTCGGCGGCCACCTGCCGCGCCACGTTGCTGCGCTGGCGCTGCGCGGCTTCCACCGCCGCGTCGGCGGATTCGCGCTCGCTGGGCGCGATCAGGCGCCCGGCGGCCCCAAGCGCGGAGGCCCCCTGCTGCATGAACCGGGCGAAGGTCTGGGACAGGCCGGTGATGCGATCGAGCCGCGCGCCGAAATCCTCGGTGGCGGCGAGCAGGATGTCCTTCGCGCGGGACATTGTGACCGGCATCTTGTCGAACTCGGCGCCGATCCGCTCAGTGGCGCGCAGCAGGGCCGGGAACACGGTGTCGGCGGTGAGCTTGCCTTCGGCGCCCATTTCCCGCAGCCGGCCGATGCCGACGCCCAGCTCCCCGGCCAGGGCCTGGGCGAGCTGCGGCATGTTCTCCAGCAGCGAGCGCAGCTCGTCGCCCTGCAGCCGGCCGGAGGCCAGCGCCTGGCCGAGCTGCTGCACCGCCGCGCCGGTTTCCTGCATCGAGGCACCCGCCACGATGCCGGCCTTCTGGATGCCGGCGACAAGGCGCAGCACCTGGTCGTTGGTGCCGCCGATCTCCTTGGCCGCCACCGAAAAGCGGGAGAAGGCCCCGGCGCTTTCGGCCACCGCGATGCCGGTTTGCTGGCTGAGGCGGAACAGCTGCTCGTAAACCTGCTGCGCCTGGGCCAGCCCGCCGGAGGCGCTGCTCAGCCGCGCGAGCACCGCCGTAGCGGCATCGCCGGCGCGGGCGATCTGGGCAGCTCCGACCGAGGCGGCGGCGCCCAGCGCCACGAAGCCGGCGGTGAGACCGGCGGCGACGCCGGAGACGCCGGTGAAGGTGGCGCCGACGCGGCCCAGCGAGCCGCCCATCCCGACGAAGGCGCGGTTCGCCACGTCCGACGCCAGCGCCAGCCGCTGCATCTCCGGCGCCGCGGCGGCCGAGGCCGTCGCCACGCGCCGCATCGCGGCCTCGCCGGCCGGGCCGATGGCCTCGATCTGGCGGCGGGCCTGATCGGCGCCTTCGGCGCTGATCCGGATGCCAACGGTGGGGCGGGAACCGCTCAAAGGCTGATCCTGTACGCGGTGGTTGCGGATGTGCTATGGAGCCGCGTTTCTCGGGAGGGACCGATGCGGCTGGCGATCGTGGCGTGCCTGGTGCTGGCGGGGTGCGCGGCCGAGATGGCCGAGACGCCAGAGGAACGGGTGCGGCGGTGGGATCGCGAGGCGCAGGAACAGATTGCGCGCGACGCCCACAGCATGTCGCCGCAGGGCCGCGCCGAGGCCAATTGCCGCACCCGGGTGCAGTTCGCGATGGCCGGCTTTCGCGATCCGACGATCCTGGGCCTGCACGCCGCCGCGCGGGGCAACCAGTTGCACGCCGAGTGCATGGATTACTGGCGCCGCACCGGGCAGATGCCCTAGCCCGCCGACAGCTCCCGCACCGCCGCCGCGGCGAACCAGCGCGGCGCCTGGGCGCGCACCTGATCGATGCTGAGGCGCTTACGCAGCGTCACGCCGCGCATCAGGAAGAACATTGGCACGAAGCCCTTGGCCAGGATGTCCCGCCGCCGCTGGGCGGCGCCCCTGGCCCGGCCGGTGCCGATCTCGGTGGACTCGTTGACGTAGAGGCGCAGGCGGCTGCGGGTGCGGCGGGTGACGCCGGAGGTGGCGGCGACGCGCAGGCACCAGAGGCGCACGCGCGGGTTCGCCTTGCTGGGCAGCACGAAGGCCTCGCCGCGCTTGCCGGCCGCCATCATTTGCTGCGGCGTGACGCGGAGCCCGCCGCGCCGGCCGGCGCTGCGGCGCCCGCCAGCGGCGTTGTAGCCGGTGGGAAAGGCGAGATACTTCGCCCCCTTGGCAACGATGCTGGCGCCCTTGTCGAAGGCCTGCACCACATCCGGCATGCGGCTGTAGACCAGGGCTGCCGGCTTCAGCGTGCGCGGCGCGCGGCCGGGCGGGGGATAGACCTGCAGGCGCCAGGTGTTGGCGATCGCCCGCCCGCCATCCTTGAACCCGGCGCCGCGGGCCTGGGCGCGCAGGGCCGCCTGCGTTTGCTGCCCGGCGGTGCTGACGGCCCGCTTCATCGCGGCCGAAACGCGCACCAGCTCCTGGTCCAGCGCCTTGCCGAGGTTGCCGGTGACGGTGGCGCGGACCAGTGTCATCCCTACCCCTTCGCCTGCCGCTCCGCCTCGCGCCACTGGCCGTCGATCGCCGCCAGCGTGGCGAACGCATCCACAAGCCAGGCCGCCTGGTCGTTGAGGCTCCCGCCGTCCGGCCAGTGGGCCACCCCCGCCTCGCCGCGGCACGCCGCCCACAGGCGGACGAAATCGTGCCATGCGCGCGGCACGGCGAGCCGGGGGTTGTCGCCCGGCCAGGGCTCGCCGGCCGCGCCCGCCGGCACAACCCAGGCGCTGCCATCGTAGGGCCTCAGCCCTCCGGCGAAGGCGCTGGGCTCGCGGGCGACGGCGAGGGCGCCGCGGAGTTTCCCTCCGCGTCCGGCCCCAGCCAGATCAGCACCTGGGCACGGGTGGCTACCGCCTCCAGCTCGGCGGCGGGCAGGGCATCCAACAGCCCGTCCGGCACGCGGTCGTTGATGCGCTGGAAGGCCGGCAGGCCGGGGCCGGACCAGCCGCGCAGGGCGTATTGCAGGGTGAGGAAGGGGCTGGCCTCGTTGTAGCGCAGCCGCGCCTCCAGCAGCTCGGCATAGGCCGGCACCTGCCGGGCCGCGCGCTCCAGCACCGCCAGCCGGGCCTGGGCGGCGCGGTCGTCCGGCGCGGCCTCGGCCGCGTCCACCTCCGCCAGCGCCTCGCCCAGGTTTGCCGGCGCCAGATCGTGCAGCACCTGGCGCAGCACGCCGAACATCACCGCCTGGTCCGGCGGGTCGCCGGCCTCCTCGCGGATGGCGCGGCGCAGCCGGTTGCGCTCGCGGTAGCTGAGCGGGCTCAGCAGGTAGGTGCGCGGCGAGCGGGGTGGGGTGTAGGCAACCGTGTCCAGCGCGCTGAACACGGGATTGGTGGCGGGGTGCTGCAAGCAGTCTCTCCAGGTGTCAGAAGTGGGCGATGAAGGCGCCGGCATCGGCGCCGTCGGCGTCGAAGGACACGGCGTGGGTGCCGAGGCCCTCGCGGTTGCCGGGGTCGAAGGCGGTGGCCTTGGCGCTGGGCACGGTGACCGCGAAGCGGTTGCCGGCGGTGGAGCCGATGATGGCCATGAACGGCATCGCGGTGCCGCCGCGGAAGTTGTTCAACAGCCCGACGCCGGTGGTGCTTTCCATGTAGGGGTCGATGCTGCCGCCGATCGCGCGCTCCACCGGCACGGCGGGGCCGTAGCCCTCGGCGCTTTCCGGATCGTCGGGCAGGATCACGTTCACGCCGGCGTTGAGGGTCAGCGCGCGCACCTGCGACCGCGTGCGGTTGAACTGCGAGCGGCCGAGCACCCAGCGCGGCGGCACCACGGCGATGCGGGCGTTCGCCTGGGTGGCGGCCAGGGCGGGCAGGGCGGTGGCGGTCTTGCTCGCGAACTGGGCCCGCAGCTCGAAGGTCCAGTAGCCGATGCCGCCGGCCGTCAGCTCCAGGCTGGCGGTGCCGAGCGCGCCGGTGAACACCCAGAGCAGGCCATCCATGTACACGTAGATCGTGAGCGTCTTGTAGACGCTTTCGTCGCTGGTGGGGCTGTAGAGCACGTTGACCGGGATCTGCAGCGTGGTGCTGGTGGTCATCGCGGTGCGCGTGTCGCCCACGGTGATGACGCGGGCGGCGGTGTAGTTGGTGATGGCGGTGGTGCCGGTTTGGTCGCCGGCGAGCGACAGCGGCATGCCGCGATACTGCTGCGCGGTGGTGCCGAAGGGCGTGGCAGCGGTGACGGTGGTGGTGGTGCCGGCGGTGGCGGCGGTGGGGGCGCCGACGGCCGAGCTGGTGACGGTCTCGCCGAAGGTGCTGGCCAGGAGCATGCGGCCCCACTCCGGCGCGGTGCCCGCGGTGCCGGAGCCGCGCAGGGGCATGCGCAGGCGCAGGCGCGGGCGGAGGCCGCCGATCTGGCGGGCGGTGCGGTCGAGGCTGCCGTTGTATTCCGGGATGTCCAGCACCTGGGGGTCGAACTGGATCTCGCAGTCGGTCCCGATGTAGTCGGCGGCCAGCGGCGTGCCGCCGATGCTGTCCGTGCCGGGGGTGGTTTCGATCTTGGCCGCGACGGCGGCGAACTTCATGCGGATCAGGTTGGTGGACATGCGGGGGCTCCATCAAGGGGATGCGGCGCCATTGCGGCGCTGCGGCGGCCTTGCCCAAGGGCCGTGTGGGGCGGGCCGGCGGTCAGGCGACCAGGGGGCCGATGCAGAGCATGCTGAAACGCGCGGTGAACTCGCCTGCGGGCCTGGCCGATTCCTCGGCGTCGTAGAGGCGAAATTCGGCGCCTTCCTGGGCCGCTTCGCCAAGGCCGCTGGCGCTGGGCGTCCAGCCGGACAAGGCGGCGACGGTGCTGGCCTGCAGCTCGGACAGGCCTTGCTCGACAGCGAGCCCGGTGCGGCCGCGCACGTAGCCGGTGACGGCGAAGGCCAACGTGTAATGCACAGCCAGCGGTTCGGCGGTTTCGTCTGCCGTCCAGTCGGTGCTTTCGAGCACCAGGCGGGGCAGGTTTTCCTTGTCGGTGTCCACCGGAGCGATGCGCGCGCGTTCCACCGTGGCGGTGGGCACCTGGGCGGTGAGGCGCGCGGCGATAGCGGCCAGGGCGGTTTCGCGCAGGGCGGTCATGCGTCGGTGGCCGGTTCGGAGAGGGTGAGCTTGAAGGACAGCCCGAGCACGTCGCGCTCCGTGTCTTCCACGGTGTAGGTGGCCGCGCCGATGCGCAGCTCGTCGCCGCGCTGGGGCGTGTCGGTGATCGCGGCGGCGCGGATCTCGGCCTCCAGCGTGCCGGCGCGGGCGTTGCCGATGATGTCGGTGGGCTGCGACAGGATCACGCGGCAGGGCTGCCAGGTGTAGGGGGGGCGGCGGAACTGCGCGGCCGTGCCCATGTTGGCGTCGGCGTGCAGCGTGGCCAGGGCGGTGCGGAAGACGGTCATGTTCGGCCGGCCTTGCCGCGGGGCGTGGGCTTGCCGGCACGCGCGGGGGGCGGCGACGGGTTCATGAACACGCTGCGCGGGTCGCCCTCAAATACGCTGGTGCCGTTGTGGGTGAGCTGGATGTTGGGGTCGAGCCACACCTGGCCGCCGAGGCCCCGCCAGCGCATGCAAAAAGCGTAGTCCTCGCTCCACATGTTCCGCGTGTCGGGATCCACGAAGGTGGCGAAGAGGTCGAGCACCGGGCTGCCGTCGCGGTTGCTGTCGCGATACCAAAGCTCGCGGAACGCGCCCGCCATGCGCTGCCCCATGTCGCGGTTGATGCACATGAAGCCACCGGGCAGGCACTGCACCTCAACCAACTCGGCCTCGGTGACGACGACGCCGTGCGGCAGCGGCACGAAGGCAGGGTCGTAGCGCGCGCGATTTTTTTTGGCGTACGTGGCGCCGACCAGCGGCTTGGCGTGCGCGACCAGGCGCAGCACGTCGCGCCCGGCGAATCCGAGATCGGCATCGATGAACACGAGATGGGAGCAGGTGCTATCGAGAAAGTCGGCCAGAATGCGGTTGCGCGCGCGCGGGATCAGGCTTTCGTTGCGGATCGTGTGCAGCGACAGCGCGATGTTGCGCGCATGACACTCCCGCTGGAGGTCGAAGACTCCCAGCAGGTACGCGTCGAAACACTGCCCGCCGTACATAGGCGTGCCGACCATCACCCCCGCCGGGTGGCGGGGGAGATGAAGCACGGGAGCAGAGTCGGCAACCGTCATGCGCTACAGCCCGGCGGGGCTGAGGCGCACGTTGGCCGTGATGTCGGTATTGCTGACGGGTGCGGCGAAGTGGCCGATGCGGGTGTTGGAGGTGGCGCTGAGCGTGACCTGGGAGTTGGCGTTGTCCCAGAAGGCCGAGGCGCCGGCGGCGGCGCTGGTGCTGACCGCGTTCGGCTTGGCCAGCGTGAAGGTGCCGCCGATGTGCAGGGCGACGTTCTCCGCGCTGGCGGCGTTGGCCAGCGCCACGCCGAAGAGGTTGGTGCCGACCACCACCACCCGGCCGGACACCACCGCATGCGGCGCCGGTACGGTGATGACGTCGCCGCTGTTGACCTTGTTCGTTGCCATTGTGCTTGCTCCTCAGCGGCCGCGATCAGGCGGTGATGCGATAAATGGTGCGATGGGTCGCCACGGCGGCGGCGAAGAAGTGCGTGCATCGGGTGGTGACGCCGAGCACTGACGGCTCCGTGAAGGTCTCCAGCATCGGGCCGGCCTCGCCATCCAGGTACGCCACCTCGACCGGCTCGTAGCCCGAACCACGGCCGACGCTGACGTAGTAGTCGTTGGTGTCGGTGAGGTAGTGGCCGACGACCGGCTCGCCGAAGGCGCCCAGCCAAGGGTTGACGGACGTGGTCGCCACGCTGGACGGCACGACCTGGGGCGCGAGGAGCGCGCGTGCGTCGGTCTCCAGCGCCGGAGGAACAATGATCGTGTTCGGCGTCACCAGGATGCGCTGGCCGGTGGGGTCGGTCTGAGCGCGAATGCCGGCGCGGGCGGCACCGATGCTGGCCACCGTCATAGTGCCGGCGGCGGTGTTCCCGTGGCTGGCGTTGAACCACGCGATCGTATCGGACAGGGCGGCGTTCGCGTTGAACAGGCCCCACACGATTGAGGCTTCCAGATTGGCCGCCGCATTTGCCCAGGCAGCGGGCAGGCGATCGAAGGCGGAGAGGTCGTCGTTGACCAGCGCCTGGAGCGACAGCGACTGGCGCCGGCTGAAAGTCGCCAGGGTGTAGGTCTGGCTTGCTTCGCCCATGGTGCCGAACGACACCTCCGCGCCTTCCGGCACGGCCAGCAGCGCGGGGGCCATGCCCAGCTCGACCGTGCGGACGGTCTTGAAGTTTGGCACGCGGCGCTCGAAAGCGAAGCGCAGGAAGTTGCGCGCCTCTGCAGCGTTGTCGTAGGCGCCGAGCAGGCGCTTGGACACGTTGGTGCCAAGCAGGCCCGGGAAATCGCTGGTGGTGGCCATGCCCTTGATGTCGTGGCCGGGCAGGTTCAGCGCGGCGCGCGCGATGTCGAGCGGCTTGGCGCCGCGGATGCGGCCGCCGGCCAGCTCCACGCAGCGGCCTGCAATGGCCATCCAGGTGGAATAGGCGAAATCCGCCGCGATCTCCGGCACCTTGTTGCCGCGCGGGCCGAACTTCCAGTCGAACGCCGCGGAGACGGCGGCCCGGGCGGTGTCGCCCTCGTCGCGCGTGATCGTGACGATCGGCTTGGCCTTGGGGCTGGCCACCGCATCGAGCGCGGCATCGCGCGCGGCATCGATGGTGACGCCGGCAGTGGCCTGGGCGACCACCCAGGCGTCATCGAGGCCAGCGCGGTTGGCAAGCGTTTTCAGCTCCGACACCGAGGCGGCGACGGGCTGGGGCGGGGTGGCGGGCGTGGTGCTGACGGCCGCGGCCGCCGGATCGATGACCGGATCGGGCATCTTGGGCTCCTGTGAGGCGGCGGGGGCCGCAGGGGGAATGGAAGGCACGGCGGGTGCCGAGGCCGTGGCCTGCGGCGGGACGGTGCGCGACAGCAGGCTGGCGGGCACGTTCTTGAAGCGGGCGGGATCGAGCGCGGAGGCGGCCACGGCCATGGGTTCGGCCACCGCATCGGCCAGGCCGAACGCCACGGCTTCCTCGGCGGAGAACCAGGTTTCGGCATCCATGGCCGCCAGGATCTCAGCGCGCGGCTTGTCGGCGCGGGCGGCGTAGGTGTCGGCCATCACGCCGTCGATGCGGTCCAGCAGGCCGGCCAGGTCTGCCATCACGTTGCGGTTGCCGACGGCCAGCGCCCAGGCCCGATGGATCATCAGGAAGGTGTTGGCCGGCATCTCGATGCGGTCGCCCGCCATGGCGATGATGGAGGCGGCCGAAGCGGCAAGCGCCTCCACCACCACGGTTTTCTGCTGCGGGGCGCGGCGCAGCGCGTTGAACACCGCCATGCCTTCGAATGCCGAGCCGCCGCCGGAGTTGATGCGAATCGTCAGCGCCGCACCGGTCGGCACGTCTTTCAGCAGCGACAGCACGCCGGTGGCGGTGATGTCGAAGCCCACCTCGCCGGACAAGTACAGCTCGGCCGTGGCGGCCGCGGCGTCCACATGCAGGCCGGACCGGCCGAAGGTGGCGGCCAGGACGCCGGCGTTGGCCAGCTGCTGGTCGAGATCGTCGGCGGGCTGGGTCATGGCTGGTCCTGCGGCGGGGGATCGCTTGCGGCCGGGTCCGGCTGCATGGCGCCGGAGCCGGCGGTGCGGCGCGGGTCGGTGTCGAACACCAGGTTTGCGCGGTCGGTGGCGCGGAACCACTCGGCATAGGCCTTGACCGTCTCGCGCCAGTTTTCGCCGAGCTCGCCAATGGCGCGCTGCGGCGGGTTTAGGCCGGCGCGAATGCCGGCGATTACGGCCGGGATTTCACGCGACGGGTCCACCATCTCCATTGGCGGCGGCGCCCATTCGACCGGGTACCCTTCGCCGCGGTCGACCAGCGCGCCGGCGAGCACCGCCTGATCGATGAAAGCGTCCCACACCGGCTGGCAGAGGCGCGGCACCCACATGTGCCACTGGTCCTGCTGCACAACGCGCTTGAATTCGATCTTGCCGGCGCGGAGGCTGGAGAAATTGGTCTGGCGCAGGTCGCCGGTGGCCTGGTCGTAGGTGACGCCGGCGCCGGCGGCGATCGCCATCAGGCTGTGAAGCGCGAAGGGCTCGAACTGGCCCGGGCCGGTGGGTGCGACTGTCTCGACCGATTCGCCGGGCCGCAGAAAGTTGATCATGCCGGTGCCGAATTGCACCACCCGGGGCGTGTTGCCGTCGCCGCCCTCTTGAGCGATGGACGATAGCGGGCCCTTGGACGGGTCGGCATTGGCGATGACGAAAGCCGTAAGGCAGGCTTCGATGCGGGCCTTCTCCAGCGCGGCGTCCTCGTAGGCATCGAGGTTGCTGATCCGCATCAGCACCGGGGCGAAGTCGGTCACGCCGCGCGCTTGGCCGGGCCGGTCGATGCGGTAAATGTGCAGAATGTCGCGCGCTGGCACGCGCTGGGTCCCGCTGTAGCGGTGCAGGGCTAGCTGCTCGCCCGGGTGCTCCTGCAGCATGTGGTAGGCGACGCGCTGGCCGTCTGTGTCATACTCCACGCCGTTGACGATGCGGCCGTTCGACAGCAGCTCATCCTTGCTGTCGTCCAGGAAATCGGCCTCAATCACTTCCAGCTGCAGCGGCACGCGCAGGCGGCGGGCGCGGGCGGCGGCGGCCGAGAGGCGGCGCACGCGCAGCAGCACCTCGCCGCCTTCCGCGCGGGTGCGGGCGGCCAGAGCCTGCTGGCCGTAGAAATCGAGCTGGCCATTCACGTCGCAGCGGGCCGCCCAGTCCTTCCACAGCGCATCGACGCGACGGTCGATGGTTTCGTCGCCGGTGGCGCTGCGCGGGGTGATGCCGTGGCCGATTTCATGGCCGATGCGGACCCGAACGATCCGGTTGGCGTAGGGGTTGTCCCGCACCAGCTGGCGGGCGCGGGCGCGCAGGCGGCGGATGTAGGGGCCAATCTGCGCGTTGGCGCCGGTATCGGGCGCGCGGATGGCGGTGGTGCGGCGGTCGTTGCGGCCGCCCTCGTAGGCCTGCACGAGCTGGGCATGCTGCCAGCGCGCAAAGGCGCGTCGCGCGGCCCAAGCGGGCGACAGGGCGAGGATGGCGCGTTCCAACACGGCGGTCAGCGCAGGAAGGTCGCGAAAGCGACGCGCGGCGTGGCGGTGCTGGAGGCGCCGGCGATCTCCGCATCGATGGCGGCGAGCGCCTCCAGCATTTGCCGGGCATCCTGGTATTCGATCTGCCGGCCATCGGCATAGCGCACGGACACGGCGCCGGTGGCGATGGCGGAGGCGAGCGTGTCGCGGTCTGCCTGGGTAAAGGCCATGAGCTACCAGAGGGGACGGGGTTGCAGGACAATCCGCGGAGCGGGTGCGATCGCCGCTGGGGGTGGCACGCGGGCAGGATGCGGCTTGGCGATGGCCGCCTCGGCCTGCGCTTTCAGATCCGGCGCCCAGAGCTGCGCCAGGTCGGGCTGGGCTTCGGCGGGGGGGCCTTGGCGGGCGGCGGCGAGGTTGGACCAGTCGGCGTCGGTGAAGCGCAGCGTGGCCTGGCGGGCGAGGGCGCGGGTGTAGACCGCGAGGTCCCAGGCCTCGTTTCGGGCGTTGACTTTCTTCCACGTCCGGGCACCGGTGCGTGGGTCTGTCACGCAGTGCTCGGAGAGCAGTTCCTCCAGCCAGGCGCGGTCGGCCATTTCGTTGAAGCGCAGCGCGCTGGCGGGCCAACCATCGGGGCCGGGCCCTTGCTCCGTAAGGCGCAGGGCGGACGCCAGTTCGCTTTTCAGGTCCCAGGTGCCGACCGGCCAGAGAGCGACGGAGCCCAGGCGAGCGCCCTGCCAGTCCACATCGATCCGCTTGGGCGTCCCCAGTGCGGGGAGGCGCCAGCCGGGCCGCCCATCCAGCGCGCGGAGTTCCGGGCTGTTCTGCGAGGCGCGCGCTCGGACATAGGCGTAGACGTGCTGGGCGAGGAAGCCGGAATCGATGCCCCAGACATCGGGGCCGACGGGCTTGCCCCAGGCATCCGGCCAGCGGCGGCGCAGCAGCTCGTCGTGCGCCTGCCAGACGGCGGGCAGGGTGGGGTCGCCTTCCAGCGTGCCGGTGTCGATCAGCCACTGGCCGAAGTGCCGGTCGAAGCCCCAGACGGCCCAGGGGAGGCGGTCGCCCTGCACGTCGGTGGCGCCCATCATGAAAATCACCTGCGGCGGGATGCGGCCGGGCTGCCAGCGGTCCCGGCGCAGCAGCAGGATGTCGGCCTTCGGCAGGTCGTGGGCTTCGTCCCAGGGCTCGCCGAGGAACTGTTGCGAAAACGCTTTCGCGCGAATTGGGTTGTTGGTGGCGGCTTCCAGCTCCTGGGAGAGCTTCGACCACGGTACGAAGGGGGAGATCAGGACGTTGAAGCGGTAGGAACTGTGCTTGTTCTCGCGCTCGGGATGGTTGTGGACCCAGCGACCGCCACCGGCTTCCAGACTGCGGCGCCATTCGGCTTGGCTGATCAGGACCCCGCAGTGTTCGCAGGCATAGCGTGCCTCGTCGTGGTTGAGCGTGCCGTCTGTTGCGCGCGGCGTCGTAAGATGAGCGATTTTGGGTACTTGAGCGCCGCCGCAGTGCGGGCAATCGACGTGGTATTCGCCCTGCGTGCCGTCCTCCCAATACTTAGAGATGCGGCAGGCGCCCTTGATGCCGGGCGTAGAAATGTTGACGATTTTCTCGCCTTCTTCCCAGTAGTTGATAGTGCGGGCCACGGCGAGGTCTACCGGATCGCCACGATTGTCCACGTCTACTGGGAATTCCGTCACTTCGTCGTTGATCACGACGCGGACGGTGCGGCTTTGCAGATCCTTGGAGCTGGAGGCGGTTACGATCTCGACCTGGGCGCCGCGGGCGCCGCGCTTGACCGTGGTGGTCGATCCCTGACCGTCGCGGCTGGTGAGGTCTGCGACCGCGGCTTGCAGCACCGGCGTGTCGGCGAGCATCGGCTCCAGTTTGTCCCGGTTGTACATCCGCGCCGAGTTGATGCTCGGCAGCAGCACCAAGACCTTTGTGGGCGTCTCGCTGAGGATTTGGCCGATGAGGTTTAGGCCGATCTGCGTCTTGCCGGCCTGCGCCGAGCCCTGGATGGACACCCAGCGCGCCGGGTGTGAAAGACTGGCGCGCCGCATCGGCTCGATCAAATAGGGCGTGCGGGCGTTGAACCAGGGGCCGGGGCGCGAGCCCTCGGTGACGATCCGGCAGGCTTCGGCCCATTCGTCCACCGTGCGGCGCGGCGGCGGCGTAATTGCCTGCGCGAAAAGGCGCAGCAGCTCGGCAGCGTCGCTAGGCGGCGGGAGGGTGGGCGCCTCCATCGGCGGTGATCTCTTGGATGAAGGCCACGGTCGCTTTGTCCATCTCGGCCTCGGCCTCGTGCGGCGGGAGGCGGCGGGCGATGGCGTCGCGCAGGGCCTGCTTGTGGCGGTCCACCAGGCGGCGGCCGGCGGGGAGGAGGGTGGCGGCGATGGCGCTGCGCTCGATCAGCTCGCCGCGGCGCTGGGCGTTGTCCATCTCAGCGCGGAGGCGCTGGGCGGCGATGAGACCCTCGCGCTCGCGGGCGAGGGTGGAGGAGGACGCGAGCGGGAGGGCGTCGGCGGAGCGGCCGTCTAGCGGGGAGGCGGCGGCGCGTTGCTCGTCAGCGATGGAGGGGACGATGAGGCGGGAGTTGGCGGCTTTGCCGGGGACCAGGGCGTGGCCGTGGATCTTGCCGGCGCCGACCAGCTTGGAGACGTAGGGCCGGGAGGTGCCGATGCGCTCGGCATAAGCCTGGAAGGTCAGCGGGGCGTCGTCATCGAGCGGCGTTACGGACGGCATGACTGGTAACCAACCTCAGAACGGCCGGACTAGCGAATTTCCGCGCGCTTGCTGCTCGCATAGTGTTATCCTG